GGTTCCGTCGATTTCTTTTTGCAGCTATACGCCTTCCCATAATGCATCTACAAGAGCTTAGGACTGTCTTGGCGTTATTTGTCGCCAAGGATCGAACATAACCAAGCAATTCAGCAAGCCCCTCTAGAATCGAATCCTCGCGCAATTACAGAGAGCAAAAGCGGACAACTTTTCCAACCCCGTTTAAAATTCTATAACCATTATAAAATGCCTTCATGCACTGCCATTGCTCAGTTCACCGGTTTCGACCGTCACTCGATAAAGACGAGACAAACGAGATGGGGACTGGGCAAAGAGATTGACCCGAAGACAGTGCTTCAGCTTCGCCCGCTTGATGAGCAACACGCCCAGCGGATGAGCCTTGAGGCTGCCCGGACAGACTTGGCAATTGAAGAGACACGATTGAAGCGACTTCAAGCCGAGAAGATCGAGGGGCAACTGGCATCCGTGTCTGCACTGATGAAGGCGGAGAACGATCTACTGGAGGGCATAGCTCAAATCATCAAGGGATCGGATATGAGCGAACGAGGCAAGGAAGACATCTTCAACGCTATTCGGGATCACGGTAAGAAATGGGCAGATGGATTTGAAGAATAGAGATGGAGCAATGCACAATATGCGATGGCCCCTTTGATCTAGAGAAGGAGGGAGGCATTACCGGAGCAATTGGAATATTGCCGGTTGCGTTCTGCCCGACCTGCCAAGCTGGCATTTATGACTTCGCGGATCAGATGTGGGGAATAGATCAAGAGGGAGAAGAATGACAACAGGTTTCCGAAAATACATAGACGACACTGCGGCGACGATGGCCAAGGTGTTCAACTATGAGGAGGTGACTCCCGCTCATGTCTGGGCTGAGCATACCAGGAGAATGGAGGGAGGTCGCCGCTTCCGGTTTTCGTTCGCGCCTTATCAACGCGAGATGATGGAAACTCCTTTCGATCCATCGGTGCAGATGACAGTGTTCCAATTGGCTAGTCGATTAGGAAAAACTGAGGTCTGCATGAACATCATCGGCCACGCAATCGACGAAGCCCCTCGAAGGATTCTCGCCCTTTATCCGACGACGAGCCAAGCGGAGAAGTGGTCGAAGGAAACACTGGAGAAAGAACTGCTTGCCCCGACTCCGAGCTTGCGATGGCTTGAACGCGGAGGAAGGCGCGATTCATCAAATACGATTCTTCACAAACTCTTCCCTGGTGGTCTCATTAACATATTCGGGGGCAATGCACCGGGTGAGATGCGGAGAGCCAAGGGTAATCTACTCTTTGCCGATGAGGTGGACGCCTTGCAGTCGAGCGAGAAGGACGAAGGCGATCAACTGGAAATCTTCTGGACAAGGGGCAGCGAATACCGGGACACGATACGCATCGCCGCTTCCTACCCATCAGTTGAGGGACGGAGCAGGATCTCGCAACTATTGAACGCTTCCGATTATCGCAAGTGGCACACACCTTGCGTTCATTGCGGAAAGGAATATGTAATGCTCCGCGAGCATCTGCAATTCCCGGAAGACAAGCCCAAGCTTGCCGTCCTTGTTTGTCCTGAGTGTGGTGAGGGAATCACCGATAAGCAGAGAAGGGAAATGGTGATGAATGGCAGGTGGATCGCCACTCGCCCCTTCACCGGGATCGCCGGCTTCTGGGGGAACGGGATGCTTTCGCCCCATCCGGTTCAAAAGGGATACGATTGCCATCTGCATTGGATCGCATCGCAGGAGGACAAGATTGAGAAAGCGGACAGCCCGGACAGAGCAAGGCACGTCTTCACAAACACATTTGACGCCGAACCCTACAAGCCGGAAGTGGTCGAGGCTCCAAATGCCAATGCTCTTCTTGATCGTGTTGAGGAATACAAGCCGCGTGAGGAGTTACCGGATGGCGTGTTGATTATCACCGCCGGCGTTGACGTTCAGAAACGATACTTGGAAACCTCAGTTTGGGGATGGGGCGAGAATAAAGAGAGTTGGTTACTTGAACACAAGATGATCCAAGGGGCCCCGGATGATCCCGCAACCTGGAGCGATCTGGAGAAGTTTCTCGGATCTTGCTCTTACCCACATCCAAGCGGGGCCACTCTCGCATTGTTTGAACCCGGAAGCCGCGTCTTCGTCGATGCCGGACATTGGGATCAACACGTTCTGCCGTGGACATTCTCGAAGCAACTCCTGGGAGTCGCGGCAGTGCAGGGATCGCCAACAGTCAACGCCCCGGTTCTCGGCAAGGTGAGGTTTGGGAGTTCCCCCAAGGCAAGGATCTATCCGGTCGGCGTTAATCAAGCAAAGGACATTATCTATTCTCGCTTGAGTCTCGCGCCATCATCGCAGGACTCGGCAGACGTTCCGCCCGGTTATGTCCATCTGAATCGTGCAGCCACTCACCAATATATCGACGGCCTGACTTGCGAGTTTGGCAAAGAGGAGATCTTCCGGGGCGAATCGTTCACAAGGTATTGCTGCCCGACCGGAAAAAGAAACGAGCCTTTAGACTGCGCCGTATATGCTCTTGCGGCCCGGGTTGCTGTGAATCCCCGCTTTGATCGCGTGAGGGAAAACATGGGTCGAGGGAAAGCAAAAGCGACGAGAGCAGAACCGCCGGCGAGAAAAAGAACAATCAGGAAGTCGAAAGGGACGGCTGGATTCATTGGAGGTTTTAAGTGAGAGATGAAGAGGACTCACCTGGAAGATCAACTCGCGCCGTGGCAAAGAGTCCATCTGGCGATATTGTCGCAAGCGAGGGAAGACTGGGTGACGGCTCGAAGCTTGGATTATATCACCGAGCGGGGGGCGATCAACCCGCCGGCGTATCGATTCAAGGGCAATGGCAATCAACTGATCGGAGGCTTTTCCAATCCAATGACAATCGGGGGGCTGCATGATCTCGTCTCCTATTGGAACAGCAAGGCGCCGATGGTCTCCGTTTCTTATCTATGCGATATCGAAATGGACGCGGAAGAGTTATTGAACAAACTGAACAAAGCCTTGGAGAGCAGACCGGCAGGGATAAACAAGTTACCGGCGGATGAGTTATGAGGAAGACAAGATTCGACCTGGATGCGACTGCCTTGATCCGGCGATGGCCAGAGAGTCAACCGGGAACCCTTGCTTGCTATCTCGCCCTCCGAGAACTTGCCGCCCTTTTTGAATCGACGACGTTCCATTCATCGCTTCAGGAGATTGCCGCCACTGCTTTATTGAGCGAAACGGGGGCGAGGCGGGCATTGGATCTTATGTCCACGCGGAACCTGATCGACAAGCGGAGAACCGGTCACGGGTTGGCAATCCGCATACTCAAGGTTGCGAAGATTTAACATCTATCGAAACCCGGAAACTTTGCTAAATTAACAAACGTGGCAGACTCATCACCAAAAGCTTCATTTTATGCGGGAGACTCCTCAACGTGGACAAGCACCTTCTCAGATTACTCCGCAGCAGATAGTTGGGTCGCCACTTGCTTATTTCAACGACCGGGGGCGAGTGCGTTCAGAATGGAGGGAGTCGCATCGGGAGCGGACTTTGTTTTTACAGTCTCGCCCAGTGATTCGTCTGCCCTCGAACCGGGAAGATGGTTGTGGGGGATTCGCGTTGCCAAAGATACAACGACGAAGACAGTGGCAACGGGAACGACCGTCGTCCTTCCGAACCCGGAGATCATTCTTGCCGAAACGCACAATGAGAAATGCCTTCGCCTTCTCAAGTCCGCAATGGAAGAGAGGGCCGTGGACGTGCAGGAATCAATCTCGATTCTCGGGCAAGATGTTACGAAGATCGCAAGCATTGAACTGGAGCAATTGATTGATAGTTACCAGGCGAAAGTGAACCGGGAACGGAAACACGCTTACCGATTGTTCAGCGGTGAACGCACCCGCAGGTCAAGGATTTACCTCGTGGATTAATGAGCCGATATTACTTCAATCCTAAGAGCTCAAAGTTCGAGCTGAAGCGACCGATAAGGGACAAGGCTCGCGCCTATTCTTCGGTCATCTCTTCACAACTAAACGCCGGTTGGAGTGCGCCTTTAACCTCTGCCCACTCCGAGTTTCGCGGGGGCATCAAACAACTAAGAAACCAAACGCGGGATCTGGAACGGTCGAACAGTTACGCGGCCAGATTCTTGACCGAGTGGACAACGAACATCGTTGGCAATGGTTTTACGTTTCAATCCCTGGCGACGAATGCACAAGGGCGCGAGGACTTGGATGCCCGGGCATTAATCGAGGAAGCTTGGGAAGATTGGAAGAAGCCGCGCAACTGCACCGCTGCCGGCGATATGCCCTACATGGAATTGAAGGCTTTATCGGAACGGGCTTGTGCAAGGGACGGCGGGATTCTTATTCAGAAGGTGAGAGGATGGGACAAGGGCGACTGGCCGTTCACTCTTCACCTATTGGAGATAGATCGACTGGATGTGGATTTCAACGTCAAGGCGAACAAGCAGGGGAACCGGATCGTGATGGGTAAGGAACTGGATCGTTACAATCGACCAGTGGCTTATCACTTGCTTGGCGAGCATCCCGGCGAGATCTACGGATCAACGTCTGGAAGGAAACGCACCCGGGTTGATGCCCAGGATATCATTCATCGATTCTATAGAAACCGACCCGAATCGTCCCACGGCCAACCTTTAATGAGTTCATGTATTGAAGCGTTGAGACACTTGGAGAAATTCCAGGAGGCGGAGTTGATTGCCGCGAGGATCTCAGCTTGCTCGACTGTTGCGATTGAGCGGGACGCATCTGCTCCTTACGAGGGCGACGAATATGCCGACCAAGAATTGACGCCCGGAGGAAAATTTGATTTAGAGCCTGGTGAAAGTGCGACCCTGTTATCACCTACGCACCCTAACGGATCCTTCGATGGATTCCGGTCTGCGATTCTGAAAGGTGTAGCGAGCGGCTGCCTCAGTTCTTACCCTACGCTGGCCCAAGATTTCTCCAGTGTTTCGTACTCTAGCCTCCGTGAGAGTAAATTAAATATCAAAGCGTTAACCGACACTTTTCGCCAGTGGAACATTGAAAATGAGGAGGAGATTGTTTTCCGCAGTTGGTTAGGAACCTGTCTCAGCACCGGGGCGATTTCTTTACCATCTTCTAATTTCAAGAACTTCGCCAAAGCAACCTTCATCGGGAAGGGAGCAGCCTGGGTCGATCCTCTCAAGGACGTTGCCGGTCTCGAAAAGGAACTATCAATCGGAGCCACTTCGTTAAGCCGAGCAGTGAAGGAACGTCTGGGCATATCGCTTGAGACTATCCTGCAAGAACGTGCCCGGGACGTTGAAGCTTTCAAAAAAGTTGGGTTGCCAGTTCCCTCTGCTTTGGCAAGCAGTGACCGGAACGACAGTCTCGCCAAGACTCTCCAGCAGATTTACTTGGCAGTAGGAACAGTCATCACAGCAGAGGAGGCTAGGAAGATCGTCAACGAGAACGGTGGCGACCTTGAAGCGAGCTTGCCAGACTCGTTAAAGACTGATCTATCGCAACCCGGAGAAAGTGTTATTTAGTATATTATGGATCAAAAAGGCTATAGAACTTTTACCATTGAGCGGGAAGCGGATTCGACTTCTCGCGGGATACTAACCACGGAACAGCCGGTGGCGATGTTCGATTATTCCCGGGGCGACTTTGTTCCCGAAGTTTTGCTGATGTCGGGCATGAAGACCCGGGGCAAGTCGATCAAGTTACTGGATAGCCATATGACTGACTCGGTCAGGAACGTCCTTGGCAGCTTCGACCAGATAACCGTTCGTAAGGCCGGCGAAAGGCAAGTGCCTTATAACTTCGCAGAAGGCAATATTAGAATTTCAGAAACGGAAGAGAAGATCGCGACCAAGGTAAGCGAAGGCCACATTAATGAAATGTCGGTCGGCTATTCCTACAGCGACGGAGAAACCGTTCACATACCAGAAGGCGAAAGCCGCGACATCGGCGGAACAGAATACACTGGCCCCGTCAACATCCGCACATCCTGGATGGCAAGCGAGGCAAGTCTTGTCCCACTCGGAGCCGATGACCTCGCTCAGCTACGTGGCTTTAAGAGCATCAACGATGCCAGAGAAAAGATTTCCAAACTCCAGAAACAACAAGGCAATCCGAACGGCGTGACAGTCGAAGAGGATGGCGACAATGACAAGTCGCCGGCAACTGAAGAAAAAGAGGAAGGGAAGCAAGAAATTAAACTTAACAATTCAACAACTCATTTAATTATGGAAAATCCAAACAATGAGGTGGACGCTGAAGAGATCAAAGCGAAGGCCGTTAAAGCCGGAGCCGAGGAATTCGACAAGCGAGCCGATGCGATCCTTGCCATAGGTCAAGAGGTCGGAGATGGAGAGTGGGCACTTGCTCAACTCCGCGCCGGTGAAAATGTCGAAACTGTTCAACGTGCCGCCATTAAGAAACTGAAAGAAGCCAATGCGACTCTCGGCACTAGCCCAGGGCCTATCGGTCTTTCAAAGAAGGAATCAAAGTCTTACTCAATGACTGAGGCGATGCGGGCACTTGTTGCCGGCAAGCGTGTCGGTGGACTTGAGGGCGAAGTCTCCGAGGCAATCGCGCAACGTAGTGGCAAGGAGA